CTTTAGGCCAGTGGTCGCGTCCTGCGTCTTTGTTAATCTTTGGCGTTCTTCCAAATTCTGAAACAACACAAACAAGAGTTGAATCCAGAAGTCCTCGTTCTGAAAGGTCTTGTATCAAAACCGAGAAAGCTTGGTCAAACGGTGGGATTTGGGAATTAATTCCACTGAAGATGTCTTGGTGCATATCCCATCCACCATAAGTCATCGTTACAAATCTAGCACCTGCTTCTACCAATCTTCTGGACATCAACATTCTTGCTCCGGCAGTATTCCTGCCATATCGGTCACGAACTTTTGGATCTTCTTTTTCAAGATCAAAAGCATCTCTGGCGTGCTGACTACCTACGAGATCGTATGCTTTCTCGTAGAATTTATTCATTGCCGCAACTGTGTCAGCATTAGTTCTATCATTTAGATTTTTATTTACAATATCTAGGAGGTTTCTTCTTCTAGAAAAATGTTCATCTGTAATATTGATAGACAAATCTCTAACTCGGAAGTTATCCGCAGCGGGATCGGAACCTAGAGCAAATGGGGCATATGCGTTGCTTAGGTATCCTGTTCCCGCAAATTCATTTGGTTTTTCGGGTAGGCAAATGTATCCGGGGATGTTATTGCGATCCCCAAACTCATGAGATACAACAGACCCCATTGACGGATATTGTAGTGCTGGACTCGGTTTATATCCTGTGAAGACACTGTTTGTTCCTCTTTCATGAGCTGCCTCTCCGTGGGTCATACTACGAATAATCGTTAATTTATCCATCACCTGAGCGGTTTTTGGTAGTCGCTCGTTGATCTGGATTCCGGGAACATTCGTATTAATTGCTTGCATAGAACCGCGATATTCTAGCGGTGCTACGGTTTTGGGGTCAAAAGATTCCTGAGCAGAGATACCTCCGGGGAGGTAGATAAAAATAGTGCTTTTTGCAGTACCTTCAATACTTTCGTAATGCTTTTGTTCACCAAAGGCAAACTGTGTACCAGCGGCAGCAAACATGCTGGTTTGTAAAAATGCTCTACGACCAATATGAATATGATTAAACATTAATGTTCTCCATTAATATATCTTGGAAATTATCTCTTATCTCTATTCTTTTAGCATACCACCATTGATGAAGTTTCATCGCAAAGTTATAAACACCCTCTTTCATTACTTTATTATACACTTTTGGAAGCTCATCCCACGATTTAACAAACGGGATCGGAGAGTCAAATCCGTAAATTCTACAATGCCAGTCTCTATTCCAGTATTCTTTTAAAACGGGTATACCTCCTGCATTTAAAATCTCCGCGAATCTATAGCACTCTGGATGCACATTACCCATTGGGCAGGGGCAAATAACCGAGTTTCCATAGATATCCATAGATTGCTCTGGTGTTAACATATCTTTAGAAAGCCAACCTTCGTTTGCAAAATGGAAAAAATCCCCCATATTTTTCATAATTTCTAACACTTCTAGTCTATCAGATTTCATAGCGCCTATCATCGCAGTTTTGAATTTTCTATTTTCTTTTGTGGGTTCTCTCATTTCAGCGTAACCTTTTGCCCAAAATAATGGCATAAATGTCACATTTGGAAAATCGAAACTTGGCATCCAATATGGTCTAAATACATGTATAGCATCTTTATAGAGATTTACTTTTTTTTGAATAAAGTTAGGATATTGTTGATATAAAAATTCATTAGATTTGTGATATATTAAATATCCGTTAGGTAATTTATCGGCAAAATTAGAAACATGTTCTGGTATACCAAAGCCCATATGGGAATATTCTAGCAATGGTCTATCTATTTTAGAGGGGTCGTCCTCATAGCTGTACTCATTTAATTTTATACCACAGAAAAGATGGTCCAGCATGTCTCTTTCAAAACCGCCTACACCCTCATGTCCTACTATATTTATTTCTCTCATCCCGGTGCCTCGTAATATCCTATTGAAAACCCTTTTTTAGTACAGTCTTTTACAGTCTTTTCTAGTCCATCTGATTTTAATTTATTACCAACATGAGTACACATCGGAGTGTCAGTTCCGGGCCAGTCATTTTTGTAAAAGTGGCACAATTTTGTGCATTTCCAGTGACTTCTGTCTTCCCTTAGTGGTTTAGGAGATACATTAGCCTTTATTTCCTCAAACCTATTTTTTAGCATGTCGAGAAATTTATCTTGATCTGATTTATCAAAACACATACTGAACGGGCCGCCATCCTTTATAAAAAAGATAGACATAATCGCCTGTTTGTAGTCTGGATATAGTTTAGATATGGCATAATTATACAATAATAACTGTGCGTCTGTAGTTAATTTCTTAAAATCTTTTTCTTGACCTGTTGCCCAATCTAATCTGCGCCCTGTTTTCCAGTCGATAACCTCTATTGTATCATCATCGACCTTTGTTACAAGGTCGATTGTTCCTTTTATTGCTAATCTACCCTGAATAACTTCTCCGTTCGGCATTTCGTACTCATATTTCGCCCAGTCTTCTTCGATTGGAATATCAAAATGGGGTTCTGGGTCAACTACATCCCTGTATCGTGGGTCAAATTGACCCTCATTCCAGTTTAGCGCCAACCAAGAAAGTCGTGATACTTCCTTTCTATCGGCAGGAGTCCACTTGTGCTTTGATCCTTTTTTGTAAGAATTAAAACTAAGGTCAACTAAATCTTCTACACATTGTTTTGTCAGTAATTCATCTTTATGAATTCTAACTTCGTCAACCGCATCGTCTTTTACAACCAGATACTTTTTTCGTGGATTGTCTTGTTGAAACTTTTTGAGTCCCGCAAGAACCTCCATGACTTTATGAACCATAGTTCCAAGGTCTGCTTTTTTTCCGCTGTCTGATCTATGCCCTAGAACATAAGTTAGAAAATATTGCATCTGGCAGTAGTCATAACCGTTATAACTTGACGATCTAATATAAGTCACTATCATTAAATTTGCTCCAATAGAGATTTGACTTCAGTAATTGTATCCTGAATAGTCATCTCCCTATTGTCCAGCACATGCCAGAAATTAGAATGGTCATAATTATCCAAATCTAGCGCGGTTTCGCTGTCATGGTCGTCCTCATGAACATTCCTCTCCAATCTCAATACTTTGCCACCAGCTTTTTTGATGGCCTCAACTTCATTAGGAAATCTAACATCTGCTATAATAGCAAGATCACTACCTTCTTTTGTAATTTTATTTATACAGGCATTTGCCCATACGTTGTTGTGTATTTTTCTCATGATGTCAGTTCCAAAGAACTGCATAAACTCACGCGCAGTCATTTCGCCTTCGCGCCAGCCCCAGCTTTTCCTTGCGTCTATAGGCATCTTTTTCATTAGTTTCATATTTTGAAACCTTGGCATATCTTCCCATCTGATATGATCTAATACTTGGTTTTTCTGATCGTTAGTTCCATACGCCTGCTCGTATGTAAATCCAAATAGATTGATACACATGTCTTTCAAAGAGTCAGCAAAGTTGTATGCTTTTACAAAAGGCCACATATTATAGTGAGCGTACTCAATAAATTCTTCATCTTTTCTCTCGATGTCAAACTCACCCCAACCTTCAATACCTTTGGCGTTTGTAGTTTTAATCAATAATTTACCTAGATCATTTATAGAATAATCCATAATAAAATTTTGTTTTAACAATATATCTCCATGTATGATATTAGAGATAGTTGTTTTGCCCGCTTGCTTCTTGCCAGAAATTCCAAGTATCATTAATAAAGTCCTTCCACTTCCGGTAGTATGTGTTTTTGAATTTTTTTAACTGATGTGTCACCGATATCTTTTTTAAGCATTGTTGGATATATTAGATTAAACATTCGATTTAATTCTCGTTGAATTTTCATTCTACCTTCTCGGCCAGCTTGATCGTTGTCTGTTAATACAACTAGATCTGTTACTCCGCTAGTAATCAGTAATGATTTTTGAGCATCGGACAAATCCTTACCAAACAGACCTACGCAGTTTTCTACGCCTGCCTCATACATTCTCCATACATCGCCTTGCCCTTCAACTAAAAATAGCGCATGTTTATCTCTAGCGACATCTATCGCATTGTCATAATTATATAGATAGTCTGTTTTTTTAAAACCCGTAGAGAAAAGGTATTTAGGTTGAATAAAATTCTTTACTGCTCTAGCTATGTAGCCAACTTCCTTATTCTCAAATGTAACAGGGATGATTGCTCGATTCCACATGGAAGAAGTTTTATCTATACAATCTTTTACTCCAAAATGGGACAATGTGTCAGGTAAAAATCCACGTTTTTCAAAATAAAATGAATTGTTGAGTGTTTCTACATCTCGAACATACTCGTTATTATATCTGTTATTCACACTCTTCCCAAATATTTTTATTATCTCTTCTAGTTCTGTCTTTTCTGCTTTTGGTTCAAGCTTCTTGCCATGATCTTTATTGACATTGTACAATTGACATACGAACCTCAAGGTGTCAGAAAATGTCGGGTCTTGTCTACAACCCCTGACGAATCCAAAAATATCAGTACCAAAATCATCATGACAATTATGCGTCCAGCATTTCCACTTCTTATGGGGGATGGATATAGACACGCCATTTGGATTGTCACCACCATGAATCGGACATGGCATAAAGATATTATCACCCTTCGCTTCGTATTCTACTCCTAAATGACCTAAAAGCAAATCAATATTATTAACAATAGTCTCTTTGACTTTTTCTAGATCAAGTTTTTGTTTTGTCGTACTCATACCATAATAATCCGCAGTTAGCAAGTGCATAGGAAACCCAAACAAAGGCGTGAGGATAGTCACGCTGCTTCAAATTACTATACGCTGTTATGACGTAGCATACAGTCGCAATAGACAATGGAATTATACTCATTTTAAATCATTTCTTTCGAGGTGACTTGCGTATTTTAAGAACTTCTCTTCCATGAGGTCGTAATAAATTACATTGCCTTCTACTTTTCTTCTAGCATATTTAGATACGGTTGTTAATCCGCTTTCATATACTTTAGTTACTTCAAGTATTTCTTGATTCTTTGGAAACGGATATCTTTGTCCGTGTTCAGGGCCGCCATTAAATACGCCTTCATATTTACTCATTATTGTCCTCGTCAAAAGGTAGTTCTGCGCCCTCTATGGCGTCTGTGTTTCCAGATTTTAGGAACTCGTCTCTTGTTCTAAGCTCTGTTAGTAGAGCGTGAGCGCCATCCATTCTTAGGTTAATATAATTCCCGTCTTGCATCCCCGGACCATGCCTAGATACAATCGGTACAAGTTTTCTATTTCCAGCGCGAGGGCCGTCCTCTGCTGTTTCTTCTGCTGACTTTTCTTTAAATATAGAGAATGATGTACACAACCAGATAAGTCTGTCAGAACCGCTTACAGCATCCGTAGATTCTTTAGTGATACCATCTCTATTTAACTGCACAAATGCTAGACAGGCAAAGTCATATTTGACCGCTAGATTGTGAAGGTTGGTAATTTGAAATCCAAGTGCTTGATACTCCTGAATATTTCCAGATATACCAGAAGACGACATGAGTTTAAGATAATCATACACAACTAAACATTCATTTGTTCTTCCGTTCTCATCTGTGCCGACCTCTTGAATTACCCACCGTTTAATGTGATTAAGTATATTCTCGAATGGCGCTCCCGCAACACTAACATAAGTATATGGTATGCTTTTAATTTGTTCTACTGCTCTTTGTACGGAGATATATTTCTCTTCATCTTCTGAAAAACTTCCGTTAGCTATTTCATTAATTGGCACACCGCTTAAACTGGACAAAATCCTATTGAGATGATCTTCTTTGCTCATCTCAGTATCGAGCATTAGTACCGGAATACCCTGTTTAGCCACATGTACAGCAACATTGTCGCCAAACACAGACTTGCCAACTTTAGGGCGAGCGGAAACAAGATCAACACACTTACGTCGCAGACCACCGCCGATAGCAGCGTCATATCTATCGAATCCACTTGGGATGCCGATTTGATCGCACTTGTTCTCAACGAGGAAGTCAATGTATTCATCTACATCTTCTCCAATTTTCT